CAGCGTAAAAATATTCGCCATGAACGTTATGAATACTTTTCTGGGAAGTCAGACCCTGATGTTTATAGAGATAATCCTTTTCCAAAGAAGATAAGGGATAAGGATACAATGCAGAAGTATCTTGATGCTGATGAGAAACTTTCAAATTCAAGTCTGAAGATTGATTATTATGATACCATGCTTGTTTACATTGAAAGTATTTTAAAAGTAGTTCAGAATAGGACATTTCAAATAAAGAATGCAATAGAGTTCATGAGATTTAATGCGGGGTTAGGATAATGCAACCATCCAGATTAATAGGTGAAATTAGTGAACATGCTTTCTGTAAAAAATGGTATGAGTTTGTTACTAGTAAAAAAATAACACAGGATGAAGAATATATTCTTATTTCACCAAAATTAGATAGAGGGTGGGATTTTATGATTCCAAAAAATAATAAAAGAATTCAAATCAAAACCCATAATATTAATACTTATAATGGAAAAAAAGGAATATTAGATCTTAGACGTAAAAGAAATAAAGGAATAGGTAATTACACTGGAGATGAGTTTGATTACTTAGGTGTTTATAATACAGGTAATGGGGAAATTATTATAACTTCAGTAGAAGATTTAAAAAAATATCCCAGACGAGATGTGAATAAATTTCCAACTTCATGTAAAGTATATCCAGGTCCAAAAAGTCCAGGTCTTATTAATTGTGGATTTAAAGCTTTATTGTAGTTGATAAATACCCATAGCATGATGGGTAAAAGTGACAAACGTTATAATACAAAAGTCGAACGAAGTATTTTTACAGA